ATGGCGGCGTAGAGAGGCCCGGACTGGTCGGTGCACATCTGGTTGATGTCGCGGCGCAGGGCTCGCATGCCGACCACCGCGACGGTCGGCGCGGCCACTACGGCCCGGAGGGTGTGATGTTGCGGGTCGGGGCGCCGGTCATGATCCAGTCGACGTCGACCTCAGAGGCGGTGCCGGCGTCACCTCCGAACACGGTGTACGGCTGGGGGATCATGTTCCCCTCAAACTGCGGGTTGGTCGCCCCGATCGGCCGGCTGGTGAAGGGGCGCACTTTGAACGGGCATTCGGTGCCGGCCGACTGGTAGGCCTCGAGCGCAGTGTTGAGCGCGTCATCAACGCCGCCGGTCCCGAACGATTGCACGAACTTGGCTTTGAAATGCCATTTGACCGGGCCGGGGTAGTCCTCGACGCCGCAGAAGGTGGTTACCTCGATCGGCTTGTTTTCCGGTTCGAGGGTGACCGATTCGCATAGGCATTTAAGGTTGATGTCGTTGACCTCGACGTAGGTGTCGGTCATCATCACTTTTTCGGTGACGACTTCGGGGACGTCGGCTCTCGGTTCGGTCATGGTCATGTGGTCCTCCTTACAGGTCGATACGGATGATCAGGTCGGCGGCCCGGTATTCGGCGCCGCCGATGGTCAACAGCCGAAAGTTGCGGTACTCGATGGGGGTGGCCGCCCACACCGTTTTGCCGAGGGTCGGGTCGGCCATGACCGCGCTGTCGGCGGTGTCGAGCAGGGCGGACAGCTCGTCGGCCTGGTCGAGCGCGACGATGGCGGTGACCGCGAAGTCGGTTTGGTCGACGCTCATGGCGGATGTGCGTTTGGTGACTGTGACCGGGTCGACGCAGACCAGGGCGGGCGGGTTGACCGTGGCCGGGCTGACCTTGAACACGGCCACGTGTTCGGCCGCCTCGGAGAAGGCGGCGACGAGCGCGGCCACGACCGGGGCCCGCTGCCAGCTCACCCGAATACCACCGGGCCCCGGGCTGCGTAGAGCGCCTCAACGTCGGCGTCGACCCGTCCGACCCGGATGACGCCGGTCTCGCCGAATCCGAGGGTGCCGTCGATCGAGTCCCGCCTCCGGTACAGGCGCGCCGCATGTAGCAGGCACGCCTGATGTCCGGAGTCGGGCAGGGTTTCGGTGTCGGCCGGGTAGCGGTACTCGAGCGTGTATGTGGTGTTGCCCTGGCCGTCGTCGCCGACGACGAGAACCTGGCCGTAGCGGCTGACGCCGTAGTCGACCGCCGCGGCCAACGCCGTCTGGATGATCTGGTCCTCGGTCGGGTCGGGCTGCAACCGGAGCAGGGAGCGGACCTCCTTGAGCGTCGGCCAGGCGGCCATCACACGTAGGTGAACTGGTCGGGCGAGTTGGCGTTCCCCCGCGGGTTTTGGACCACCACCGCCGCCGCGCCGGCCGCATGCGCCGGTGTGGTGGCATGTACCTCGGCGTCGGAGACGACCGAGAAGGCGGTGCCGGCCGTGCCCCCGAAGGTGACCCCGGTGGAGCCGGTCAGGCCGGCGCCGGCCACCACCACCGCTGTACCGCCCGCCGCGGGGCCGGTGGTCGGCGCGATCGACTCGACCTCCGGGGCGGCGGCCAGCGCCCCCCACTGGTCTTTGCGGACCAGCAGAGTGGTGGCGCCCGGAAACCAGTGCCAGCTTCCCGGCAGCGCCAGCACGGCCGGGAAGTCGGTGGCCGGGGCGGAGCTGGTCGCCGCCCCCCACGACCCGAGCGGTTTGAGCGTCCAGGTCATGTGGACGACTTGGAGCTGCTCCGGCTGTGGCTGGTCGACGCCTCAGCTGGCTCGGCCTGCTCGGCGGTGCCGCCGCCGTCGGGCTCGATTTCAGCCATGGTCGGCATGCCGGCCGGCGGGGTGAGCGGCACGATGCCGGTGGCCGACAGCGTGCCGTAGGCGACATAGCCGCCGTAGGCGACGGTCACGCCGAGTATCGACGGCTCGACCACCGACAGCAGTCCGATGACCTCCTCGTACACCTCGTACAAGGCCGAGTTGCCGACGAACGCGGTGCCGGCTACAAACGTCGGGACCACGATCCGGGGCACGCCCAGCAGGTCGCCCATGAACGAGGCCAGCTCGGAGGTGCCGGGGGCGCCCATCTCGCGCATGACGTCGACGGGCAGAACCACCCGGGACACGTCGACCAGCGAGCCGAGCGCGGCCCACACGTCGAGGCTGCACCAGATCCGGTCCGGCATTTTGAAGCTGGCCTGATAGGAGTGCATGGCCGCGGTGTAGAGGGCGAGCACCCATCCCTTCAGGTCGTTGGTGGCGACCACGACCGGGGTGGCAGTGGATGCGGCTTTGAACGCGGCCGCCACCGCGGTCTCGGTTTGCACCGAGTACACGTCGGCCAGGTCCCGGATCAAGATGTCCCACGCCGACGGGCTGGTCCAGTCGATGTCCTGGCGGGAGATGTCGACCACACCGCCGTAGGTGTTCTTGGTGAAGGTGACCGGCTGTATGGTCATCTTTTGCGACGGGAGCTGGGTCTTCTCCCCCACCTGGGGGCCGACGGTGGTGTGCTGGGTGACCTTCGGCCGGGAGAACGTGACGCCGGGGATGCCGCCCATAGCCTTGGCCCCGCCGAGTGATGAGATGAGCGGCCGGTTGGCGTCGATCAGGCTGATGACCGGCCCGACGATCGGGGTGGGCAGCACACCGGGCGTGTCGCCGGTGGTCTGGTTCGCGACGGCTCGCACCTGGGCCACCCGGGCCGCCGCCTGCGGGTCGATCTCGCTGTTGAACAGACCCCGGGCCCGGATCAGGTCGACCATGTAGGCGCCGGCCGACGCGTAGCGGGGCCCGCCGTCCATGCCGTCGGCCCGGCGGGGCTGAGCCGGCGTCCGGTCCGGTGCGACGCCGGGCGGGGCGGGCAGATCCCGGACCGTGTCGCGATGGGCGGCGGCCACCCGCTCGTACTCCTCGAGCGGCTCGATCTGGTGGTCGATCTCCTGGATACGGTTGCGGGTGTGGTCGAGGACCGACTGCTCGGCGTCGGTCAAGTCGCGACCCTCAACCTGGTTGAGAATCGACTCGATGGTGTCAATCAGCTCCTGGCGCTCGGCGCGCAGACGGACGAGAACGGCGTTAGGCATTCGGACGGGACCTCCGCGGTAGTTGGACAGCTGGGGGCTAGCTAGGTGCTGGCACCGGCTGTCCGCCCGGTGGCCCTGCGGGCGAGCGCCGGAGGTGTCCTGGCACGCTCGGCCCGTGACCGTGCCGGCAGGCGGGTCGGTCGCGTACTTCGCTGGTCGCGGAGACTAGCGCTTCAGCTTCGCCAGCTCGCGTCTCCAGGCGTCCACCTTGGTCTCACCTCGCGGTCGGGCCTGGGCCATGGTGCGCACCATGGTCACCTGCGCCTCGGCGAACGCCGGGGTCGGAGTGAGCGACACCTCCAGGAGGCGGCTCTCGAGGCGGGTCACCTTGTCCATGTGCTCGGGCCCGAGGCTGGGGTTCCAGTCGTCCACCCATTCCCACTCCGATCGGATGTCGGAGAACCCGATCGACATGTAGCCCAGGTCGCCGCCCTCGGCCAGTTTCGCCGCGGTCTGGGCGTCGGCGGTGTCGTTGAGCCTCCACAGGCCGTGCAGGCCGTCGTCGCGGTGATCCCATGACTCCGACACCCCGACCGGGAAGGAACGGTTGTTGTGGAACAGCAGCAGCGGCAAGCCTTTGGCCGCCTCCTTGGTGGTCCGATCCAAAGACCCTTTCTGGTGTTGCTCCAGATACCAGCCGACATCGGCCCACGTGTCATAGGGCACGGCCCGGCCCTCCAGGTACCGGTACGGCTTGCCCACCACCTGGGCGTCGCGGACCAGCATGACGGTGTCATACAGGCGGCCTTCGGAGGCGATCATGGCTGGGGTGCTCCTTCGGGTTCGATAGCGGTCGGCTCGCCGCTGTCGGCGGGCTCGCCCTGCTGCAGTTCGGCCGCCGGCGCGACCGGCTGGGAGGTTTCGCCGGCCACGATCGGCAAACCCAGATAGGCCTGGGCCTGGACGGGAGTGATGATCTGCGCGTCGACCAGAGTGGCGAGCGCGGTGGCGGTGGTGGCCAGGTCGTCGCGCAGGAGCTGGTTGCGGTCGAAACGGACCGCCGTGCCTCGAGGCAGCCAGGCGAAGCTCCAGATGTCTTCGATGTCGGCCAGGACCGGTTCGAGTGATGTGCGCAGCACCTGCTGATATTGCGGGCCGGCGGTGCGGTAGGTCATGCCCGCGACCGGGGCCCCGAGCCAGTAGCCGTCGAGGTTGAACATGTTGGCCACGTCGAGCAGCGTCATGTGGCGGGCGTCGATGAGCTGGGTGTCGGTCGGCGACCAAGCGAGCGGGATGACCTGGGTGCCGTTGGGCAAGATAACCGGCTCGCGCATCGGCCCGCCGAACTTGAGCATCCATTTCTCTTTGGCCTCGTCCGCCACCTCGGGGGTGACCGACGCCTGGGGTGTGATGACCGCCACCGATGGCACGGCCGACCCGGCCAGAGTGGACCGCTCGTACTCCTCCTCCATGGCCGCTCGGTCGAGTGTGGCTAAGTACTCCTCGACCACGCCGACCCCGCGCACCGGGTACATCCGATCGGCGCCGCGGCGGATGTGGACCACATCGTCGAAGGGCAGCTCCTGGCCGAGGTAGAAATACCGGACGTCCTGCTCGTCGTAGGGAATCCACATGATGTAGCACCACGTCGCCGGCAGCCACGTGGTGGCCAGCGGCCAGCCGTCCGCCCCACGGGCAGTGATCAGGTTGATGGAATTCCCATTGAGCAGATAGTCCTCGACGTTGACATGAACGAACCAGCTCCGAGCGCGGTCGGGATCCGGACGCGACAAAAGCCGGGGTCGGGGTTGGGGCTGGATGCCCTTGTAGGCGTCCATCGGCATCTGCTTGACCAGTCCCGAGTAGAGCTGGATGGCCCGCCCGACCGCCGGCACCCGCCGCGCCGATATGGCGTCATACACGTACGGGCCCGGTATGTTGCCCTGGGCGAGTGGTGTGCCGAAATTGCCGGGCGGGCCGATGACGCCTCTGGCCGTCAACGTCACCGGACCCTGGCTGGTCGCAACAACGCCGGGCGCGGCAGCCATCGACATCGCGCCAAAGGCTACAGGGCGAAAGTGCTGGTCGGAGGTATCGCCCCCGCCGAGTGGTCAGACTCGGCGCAGGATCAGCAGCAGGGCGGCCAGCGCGATGACCCCGACCTCGATCAGTAGGGCGATGGTTTCGGCGTCGCTCACCGAGTGGTCCTACCCAATGCGAAAGTCGCCGTCGCCCGCTTTGACCAGCCCATAGCGGGCCAGGGTTACCGCCACCAGCGGGCAGATGTCGCCGCCGGTCTTACGAGCCCACGCCCACGCGTCGCCGAGCGGACGTTTGCGGGCCGCTGCCACCGCCGAGTTGAGGACCGGCTGATCCAGGTGGGCGAGGGTGGGCAGCTCGGCCATCACCGCGTCGAAAAGCTGCCCGCACGCCGCCGCGTAGTCGCGGGCTGTGATCGGCTCGGTGGGCACTTCGAGCGCGGTGAGCTCGGTCACCAGTGAACCGGCCGGCGACGCCGGATCCACGATCGTCGGCCACACCGGCCGCCACCGTCGCACCAGCTCGACCATCCGGCCCGGCACCCAATCCGCGCCCGGCCGGTGGTCGATCACCTCGACATGCACCCGCCGGTCGGGCCGCCAGCCGGCCACCCCGATCGCCGCCCACGTCCGGGCCGGGGTCACATCGACAGCGAACCGCGGTGTCGATGCCATATGCGACCCGGTATCGGCGGCCGCCGACCAATGGCCCGGGGCGATCACCGTGGCCCCGGTCGGCACCCGCCGGTTCAGGTAGTAGCGGGCGAAGTCGGCCGGGTCCATCGACTCCTTGTCAGCCCGGATCGTGTCGAGCGTGATGGTGTGGCCAAGCGCTGGCATGCATCGGATCCAGGTGGCCGGGTCGTCGGGGTCGTCGTCGTCGCCGGCCGACCACTCGAAGTAAGCGACGCCATAGCGGTAGTCGTCCTCGACCCGGGCCCGGCCGTCGGCCACCTTGGCGTTGAAGTACTCCGACATGTCGGTGCCCTCGGTCGAGCAGATGTAGAGCTGGGCGGTGGGCCGGGTCAGCATGGCCGGCCGGAACGCCCCTTCGAGCCGGCTGTCTCGCTGCGCCCACGCCTCATCGATGATGCCCAGATCCAAGTAGAACCCATGCCCGGAGGTCTCCTCCGACGCGGTGATCCCGACCGTCGAGCCGGTCGGAATGAAGATGGTTCGCTCCAGGCCGGTCTGGCGGCGCACGTCGACCATCGGCCGCAAAGGTGTGGTGAGCAAATACTCGGCCTGCTCCTCCCATTTGAGCCTCGAGTTGTTGCGGTCCTGCGCCGCGTACACCGTCCGCTGCGAAGGCCCCCAATACAGCGACCGGTCCACCTCGAGCACGAGCTCGAGGGTGGTCTTGCCGCTCTGCCTGGGGACTTTGAGGCGGACCTCGCGGTAGACCGGCAGATGGGTGGCCGGGTCGATCTCGCCGGCCACGTTCAACACCTGGGCCTGCCACGGCATCAGCGGCTTTCCGATCAGCTTGGCCAGCTTGGCCTGCCGTCCGGCGACAGTGGGCCGCTCAGGACTCCGGGGCGTCGCCCATCTCGGCCGACAAACCTGCGAGGACTGCGGCGAGATTGTCGTTGTCTTCGGTTTGGCCACGCAGCATCTTGAGCGCGGCGAGATGCACCCGGGCAAGCGACGCCATCGGCGCCGGCGAGGTCATCGGGTCGAGGGTGTCGAGGGCCCGGGCCACGGTCCGCACCAGGGCCACTGTGGCCTCGTCCACCGGCTCGAGGTGGCCGAGCTGGCGCAGGCTGGCAATCGTCCGCTCGGTCGCCGCCTGGTTGCGATAACGCTCGCTCGGCGCTTTTCTGGCCATCCCATGCACCTATCTCGCGTATCGGCTGCGATCTGAGCGAATCTCGGCGCATCCGGCGCCAGGCCGAGCGTATCGGTGCGATCAGCGCCGATCCCGGCCAGGTTTTTCCCCTCCGCGCAAAAAAAGGACGTTCGAGTTGCGCGGCCTGCCCCCCACCAAAAAACGGGCCGCCCTTCGGCGGCGACGGACCGGGTCGATCGGTCCGAGGACTGGCGGTGCCTCAGTGGTCATGTACCCCCGCCGGAAACCTGCACCCCTGGCCGTGTGGCGGTCGTCAGTCGATGACAACCCCGGTCACCACCGTCTCGAACGGCGCCCCAGCGACCGGCCAGCCCGGGTCGCGTTGGCCAAGTAGGCCGCCTCTCGTGAGTTGCACGGCCCGCACGCGGCCCGCAGGTTGTCCGGATCATCGAAGGACCCGCCGAGCGATCTCGGCTGGGTGTGGTCGACCGAGGTGGCAATGCGGGTGCAGCGCGGTCCTCGGATCTGACAGGTGTAATGATCCCGTTCGAGTATGGCCAGGCGCAGTTCTCGCCACGCTCGGGTGGACAGAAGAGCGTCGCTGGGGTGGGTCATTTGCGGGCGGACTTGAACCCGGCCCTGGCTGTGGTTCCGCGGGGTCCGTGGATGGTGGCGATACCGGACCCGCGGATCTTCACCACCCGGGCGACAGTCGAGTACGACCCCCGAGTGGTTCGTTGGGCGGCTCGGCCGAGCGCGTTGCGATGTATACCCTGCCGTTGCCGTTCTGATATCCCGGCCCGTCTGGCTTGCGCCTTGGTCGGCACCGGGTACTTGCGAGTGGATGGGTAGACGAACGCCGAGTTAGATAGTGCGTTGCGTTGATTGGCGGTGAGTGCCATGTGGATCGCCTCCTCGATTCGCCGGTGGTGGTTCCGCCCGCACCAGACGACTGGACGCTGGGCGGATGAGCGACGCCCTGGGTCACCAGGAGACGACGACGACATAGCCGTCGCCGCCCCGGCCGCCCGCCCCGGACATGCCGGTCCCGTTGGTCGCGCCGCCGCCGCCGCCGCCCGAACCGTTGACGCCGTTGCCGCCCGTACCGCCATTACCGGTGCCGCTGTTGGAGGCGCAGCCGCCGCCGCCGCCGGCCGCGGCCACGGTCAGTCCGCCGGTCGGGGCGTTGCTGCCGTTGCCGCCGGGCGGCTGTCCGGCCGTCCCAACCCACCCGGTGACCGCACCGCCAATCTTGGAGTAGTTCCCGGTGCCGCCGGCAAAGGTGGCGTTGGCCGCGCTCACCCCGCCGCCACCGCCGCCGCCGCTGGCAAACGATCCGACCGCGCTGGCCGCGCCGGCCGCGCCGGCACCCCCGGCGCCGCCGTTGCCGCCCGGCCACAAAGTGAAAGTCGTGTTAGCCGTGCCGGCCGTGGCGCCGACCGAGGCGGCCCCGTTGACGGCTTGCACAAACGGCTGGTTCGTCGGGCCGAACAAACTCGGGCCGGAGGCGTTACCTCCGTTGTTGGCCGCGCCCGAGCTGGGCGCGCCACCGGCCCCGCCCGCTCCGACCACGAGCGCTACGGTCGCGGGCAGGTCGGAGGCGAGGAAGGTCTGAGCTGACAGCCCGCCTGCGCCGCCGCCCCCACCACCCGAAGCGGCGGTACCGAGAGCGGCGGCCACCCCGGACGAGCCGCCGCCGCCGGGCCCGCAGCAGGTCACCTGCACCATTGTCACCCCGGCCGGTTTGGTCCACGTGAACGAGCCGGGCACCCGGAACACCTGGACGTCGGCGGAGCCGGCCGGGCCGGGCGGGCCTTGTGCGCCCTGGTTGCCTTGTGGTCCCGGGTTGCCTTGCGGTCCGGCGACTCCGGGCGGGCCTTGTGCGCCCTGGTCGCCTTGTGGTCCCGGGTTGCCTTGCGGTCCGGCGACTCCGGGCGGGCCTTGTGCGCCCTGGTCGCCTTGTGGTCCGGGCGGGCCGGGCAGTCCGGTGAGGACGGTGGCGTCAACGATTACCTGGGGCGGTCGCACCTCGAGTACGTCGATGACCGCGATGTCGGTCATGGGTCGAGGACTGTGATGTCGGGGGTGACGATGACCATGCCGGCGAGGACGGTCACCACCCGGCCGTCGCTGTAGGTGAGCTGCAGGTCCCATCCGCCCGAGGGGGCGGTCTGGCTGTCGGCGGCGTCGAGGTCTACGGCGATGGTGTTGGGCAGGGTGACGGTGCAGGTCATGTCGATGACCGGGGTGCCGCCGGGCCGGTCTCGGATCTGGGCGGCCACGGTGACGTCGGTGAGGTCGACGGGCTGGGTTTTGTCGGTGTCGGACCAGAGCACGAATTGCCAGCCGTAGCTGTCGCCGCGGTAGAGGCGCAGCGTGTAGTTGGCCGGCCCGACCGATGTGGAGCTCGATGTGGTTGCTCGCGGCGCGGTCCGAACCACGGAACCGGAACGCTACCGCCCCCGAGCTGGGGTATCTACGGAACCCGAATTCGTGCACAATTCGTGCACACTCCAAATGAATCGGGGCCTCTCAGAGTCCATCTGGGCACCCCGAAATCAACAAGCGTGTCGGGGTGTTTTCGCAGGTCAGCCCGTGTTTCCGCAGGTCGGGGCATCAGACCCGAAATTGGGGTGTCTCGTATCCCGCCTACAGGCTGACTCACCGTCACTCACCCTTCTGACCAGCACTTATACGCCGGAGGGTGTCCGTTTTGCCCCTCGCTAGTGCACAATTCGTGCACACTTCAATTGAACGCCGACGCGGCTCGGCGCGTCTGGATGGCGTTGGTGACGGCCTGGCGGGTGCGGTCGTCGGCCGCTTTGAACAGGTGCCCGTAGCGGGCGGTCACCTCGGCCGAGGAGTGACCGAGCCGGATGCCAAGTTCGCGTTCGGAGCAGCCCGCGTCGATGAGCACCGACGCGTAGTAGTGGCGCAGATCGTGAAAGCGGGTACCCGCGGGCAAACCGGCCCGGGTGACGGCGGCAGCGAAGGCGGCGTCGATGGCCTGGCGCCGGGCCGGGGTGTGGTAGCGGGTGGCGAGCACCAGTTCGACCTTCTCCTCGCCTGACACCCGGTCGGTGACCGCGGGCCGGCGCGGGAAGCGGGCCAGGTGCTCGGCGATCGTGTCGCCCAGCGATTCGGGGATGGGCACAGCCCGGCTCCGGCCCCGTTTGGGCAGGGCCAGGTGGAGCGGGATACCGCCGAGCGACACCAGCTGGCGTTCGACCATGAGCAGGCCGCTGTGAAGCTGGCGCAGCCCGACCCGGCCGGTGGCCAGTCCTGCGGTCTCAGAGACCCGCAGACCGGCGTCCGCGGCTAGGTATCCGGCCAGGCGGTACCAGGCCGGCAGGCAGGCGATGACGGCCTCCACCTGGTCACCCTCGAGCGGGCTGACCATCGGCTTGGGCGCCTTGGGGGGGGCCAGGCCGGCGGTCGGGTTGTCGGTCAAAAGCCGGGCCCGCATGGCCGCCGCGAACAGTCCGGTGACCCACGCCCACACCCGCTCGACAGTGGCCGGTGCCAGCCGGTCGTTGAGCCGGTCGAGGAGGTGCTGCAGCTCGAGTTCGCTGATGCGGCCGATCCGGGTGTGTGCGCCGAGGGTCGGGACGATCCAGTTGCGCAGGTCGCTGTCACGGGTGGCGGCGGTGGCCGGGCCGTGTTTGGCGGTGGCCTGGTAGCGGCCGACCAGATCGACGAGGGGGGTTCGTGGCCCGGCCGGGTCGATGTAGCTGCCGGCCCGCCGGTCGTTTTCGACCTTGGCCGCGAACTCGCGGGCGTCGCCGGCCCGGTCGAAGTTGCGGGCTTTCTGGCGGTTCTGCGGGTCGCGGTAGCGGACCTGCCAGCGCGGACCGCGAGGGCCGTCCTGGCGTTTTACAGTGGCCATGTCACTGCCTCCTGGTTAGGTGGTGGCCATGCCCCGGGCCGTCCCACACGGCGCCGGGGCACATCTTGTGTGTCAGTGGGACAAGTTTAGGTGTCACCCCGGCGGGCGATCTGGCGGGCCAGGTATTCGAGGGTCTTCTTCTGCTCGAGCATCTCGCGTACCGCCGCCTCGAGCGCCTCGAACGCGGCCCGAAGCTCTTGAAGCTCGGCGTAGGTCTGGCGGGTCAGGTCTTCGGGGCGGGCCACCTCGAGCGCCCGGGCCCGGCGCAGGTCATCGACCTCGGAGTCGCTCAAGTCGAGACCGACCCGCAGTTTTTCGAGGCTCTCGTCGGTCATGGGGCGATGGTTTGGGCCCTGCTGCTCGAGCTTGGAGGCGGCGCTCTCGGACAGTCCGGCCCGCCGGGCCATCTCCCTCTGGGTGAGCGGCCGACCACCCTGGCCGCGGGCAGCCCGGATTCTTCGTAGCACCTGCCCGACGCTCTCGGTGACCATCCACAGATTCTTATTTCCCACCAGTTACAGGTACGTTCACCTGTGTTTATCCAGGTCAACTGACGTGACCACAGTGTGTGGTAACACACATTTTCCATAACATTGTCCCACTATTGACACAAACGCTGTGGGTGACGCTAAATAGAGGTCCTTAGCCTTTGAGCCACGAACGGGGGGTCCACGTGACGACCAACTCCGCGGCAGCCAAACGGCTGCTCAGCCCGACCGAGGCCGGCGAACGATACGGCTTCACCGCCGAACAGCTCCGCTACCTGGCCCGCACCCGCCAGATCCCGTTCATCCACGTCGGCCGGCTGATCAAGTTCCGCGAAGTGGACCTCGACGCCCACTTCGAAGCTCAGACCCGCCCGCCGCTACGCTGATGCGCCCGGACCTGCGCAAGTTCGAGGGGCTCAAGGTGGAGGGCGCCGCGCTGCGGGTGACCGGGAAGATCGCCGAGCGGATCGGGGAGCTGGCCAAGGGCGAAGTGGTGTACTTCGTCGGGGTCGGCCCGGTAACCGAGGTGGCGTTCAAAGAGGTGGACGACGCCCTGGTCCGCTTTCATGTGATCAAGGCGACGTCGGTGGTGTTGATCGAGCGCAAGGACGGCGAGCGGATGCTGACCGAAGGGTCGATGCTGGCCGACGAGCGCTTCGGGGTCCAGAACCTGTTTAGCGGGGGTGACGGTGAAAGCCCGGATTGACCGGCCCGGCATGTACGGCCTGGCCCTGGTGGCAGTGACGGTGGCGATAGTGGTGCTGCTGGCGGTGGGGATCAGATGACCGGCCAAGAGGTCGAGGTCCTCTCGGGCGAGGCGCGCCGGGCGGTCGCCTGGTGGACGGCTTCGCCTAATCTGCCGGCCGCCTACATCGGCAAGCAGGGCGTGATCGACGTGGAAGGTTTGCGGTTGGCCGCGTTCGCGCTGCAGCGGCTGGATGTGGATCCTTTCGACACGCTCGGTGACACCTTCGTCATCACCGACAGCTACGGGCGTAAGAGTCTGGGGTTTAAGGCCGACCTGCAGCGGGCCCTGTTGACCCGCCATCCCGGCTACGACTTCGAAGTGCTCGAGGTGGACGACGAGCACATTGTGGCCCGGCTGCGGACCCCTTCGGGCTGGAAGACGCCGCTGACCAAGAAGCTGACCGACCGGGACATGGTCGTGTACGCGGCGCGGGGCGCCAAGGACGGCGAGGAGATCAACGCTAACTATCGCGACAAGCCGCGGCGGATGCTCGAAGCGAGGATCACGACCGAGCTGATCGACCTGTACGCCAAGGGTGTGCTGCGCGGCATCGTCGCCCAGGCCGCCCCCGATGTGCTGTTGATCGACACGCCGGACGAGGATGCGGCGTTACGGGCTGTGGAGGGCCGGCTGCGGGCGACCGCCCCGGACGGCACGACCATCCCTGAGCATCTGCGCGAGCCGGAGGTGACCGACGAGGTGCGGGCCGAGCTTTTGGCCAAGCTGGGCCGGCTGTCGGATGAGTCGCGGCAGTCGTTGAATCACAAGTGGTTCGTGGATTTGCACGCCCCGAACCCGAAGACGAACCGTTTTACCAAGGCGCATGGCGAGCTGCTGTCTCGGTTGATTGTGGAGACCGGGCCGCCTGAGATCCCCGGGCCGGCGCAGGCCGAGAACCCGCCGCCAGACGAGCCCCCGCCCGGCTCGTCACCGGCCGCCGGCCCGGGGCCCACCGTCGACCGGGAGACCGGCGAAATCCTCGACCAGCCGCCGCTGTACGGCCCCGACGAAGAACCGTTCTAAGTGATGGGCTTGTCCGAGCGGTTGGCCGAGCTTCGCCGCCAGGCCGCCGATGTGGTCGACCCGAACCCGGCTGTGATCCCGGGCGGCCGCCAGTTCACGCTCGCCGCGGTGGATGTGGGCTGGCGGATCGCCTCGACCGAGAGGCATTACGCCAACGACGAATTCCAGCCCGAACCGCGGGGCGGGATCGTGGTCGAAGTGATCCGCCGCCGCCTCGATGACGTGGAGACGGGGGAGGTGTACGAGCAGACCCGATACCGGTGCCTGAACACCAGCCGATGGACCGTTACCAGTCCATGGGAGCTCCTCGACGCCGGCGAGGTCGACCGGGCGATGTTGGCGGGTGTGGATCGGCGTGGCTGTGAGGTGGCCGCGCTGTGGTGTGTGCGGGCCGCGATCTACCGGCCCCGCGGCAGCCAGACTGACCGGCTGAAAGACGACGAGCTGCTCCATGACGCGTGGCGGCTGGCGCACGCCTGGGCCGGCCGGCGGTGAGCGGGGAGCCAGTCGAGCGAAACAAGGCGCTCACCCGCGCCGCCGCGCTACGAGTGATCGACCGGTGCCCGACCGAATACACCACCGACCGCGACGGGGTGCGTTTCACGGTGCGATGCAGACTCGACGCCGGGCATGCCGGCTGGCACCGCGGTTACACCGAAGTGAGCTTCGCCCCGATGGTCACACGGTGAGCCCGCCGCGCAGTGTGCCGCGGGCGGTGCTGGCGCCGATCAACGAGAAGACGTTTCAGGACAAGCATGTGATCCCGCTGGCCGAGATGTTCGGCTGGTGGGTGTACCACCCGACATTGTCTAGATGGTCGGCTCGGGGCTGGCCGGACCTGGCGATGGTGCGCCCACCACGCCTGGTCCTGGCCGAACTCAAATCCGAGGCCGGTGTGGTGAGCGCCGACCAGCAGTACGTCCTCGACCTGCTCGGGCAGGTGCCGGGGATCGAGTGTTACCTGTGGAGACCGAGCGACCTCGATGAGATCGCCCGGCTCCTGCGCTGACCCATCCCCGACCCGGGGCAGGCCGCCAGAACATAGCGAGAGGGGAGCTGACGCCGTGTCCCAGCAACCACGACAATGTAGGCGGCGGTGATGGCAACCAAGCGGATGCTCGACCGGCTCGATACCATCAACCGCCAGCTGGCCGACCGGGGGGCGGTCCCAGACTTGCCGACCGAGGACGCCCGGCGGGGCGACTGGTCGGACCGGGACCTGCGGTTGATCATCGAGGCGTCCCAGCATCGTCTGGCGGTGCTGATGTCCACCAACGGCCGGCTGTGAGCGGCCAGGCCATGCACCGGGTGATCCTGTACGGCCCCGAGGACGGCCGGCTGGCCTGGATGCTGGTGGTGATAGCGGATTGGATGAACGCGGAGGGCCGGGAGGCGAGGGTGGGGCAGCGGACCATCGCGGAGCGGGCGAGGACATCCAGGACGACGACACGGCGGCTACTGAATCGGGCGGTGAACGAGGGCTGGCTGAGTGTGGATAACCCGGGCGGGCCGCGCCGCCAGGCGGTGTATTCGCTCGGCCCGACACTGGTCGCGGAACAAGTTATGGGCCAAAAGTGGCCCGCTGAGGGCCAAACCCCCTTAGAAAATGGCCCAGATACGGGCCAAATCCGTGAGGAAAATGGCCCACAGACGTCCGACGTAATTGGACGTAGCAGTCGCGCCGCCCGCACCCATGTGAGGCGGGCGGGCGACGCTGGGGACAAGGCTCCCCCCCGTGTTGCGCCGCACCCCCCCTCATGTGGTCTGTGCGAGGGGATGGGTATCCGGTCTACTGACGGAGGAAAGACCTACGAGCCATGTCCCGGCCCTACTGTCCCCGACGAGCCCGAGGCGGAGCCTTCGCCCCGCTCACGACGCCGGAGGCGCAAGTGAGGTACCGCCGGTTCGTGCCGTCCGATCCGACCGTGCCGGCGGGGCCGCAGTACACGAAGGCGTGGCGGGAGTATGTGCGGGCGGTTTTGGCCGCGAAGCATGAGGGGCGGGTGCCGCCGCCGCCGCCGGCTGCGGGCGGCCAGTTGCGTCTGATTCGGGGCGACGACAGCAAGGAGGAGTGATGGCCAAGGTGAAGGCTCCGTTGCGGAGCGTGAAACATTCGAGGGTGGGGCCGCGGTCGCAGCGGCTTCGGATGCCTGACGGGGGGGTGGCGATTGTGTGTGGTCCGCCGCCGCGCTACGACACGCTGGAGTGCGGCCACGAGGTGGTTACGTGGGGTGGTCGGGCGTCGAAGAGGCGCTGCCAGGAGTGTCTCGACGTTCAGGGGGAGCTGCCGTGTTGAACCTCTCGGAGCTGGAGCGGGCTCTGACGCCGATGCCGGACCTGCCGGCGCCGAACACTGAGGCCTTCCCGATGCGGACGATGCTGTGATGGGCGCGGGCGGTGGGAGTATCAACGTTGGCCAGCCGTACCGTTACGGCTACGTCGGTCCGCCGGGGCCGCCTGGGCCGGCGGGGCCTGCTGGCGAGCGGGGCGAGCCTGGTCCGGCCGGCGAGCGCGGCCCGGCCGGCGAGCCGGGTCCGCCGGGTGCGGGCGCGTCGCTGGAGTCCTACGCGGTGGAGCTTGACTATGACGGTGATGTGCTGGTCGGCTCGGTCGGGCTGGTCGAAGTGCTGAGCGTGGATGTGCCGGCCGGGGCGTTTCAGGCGTCGGCGAATGTGCTGCTGGCGAACCGGTCCGACAATCCGCACAGTGTGGTGGTGTCGCTGTCGGCGGTGCCGCCGCCGCTGTCGTTTGGTGGGCCGCGGTCGGTTCAGGTGGCGCTGGGTCCGGGCGAGTTGCAGTCGGTGGCTATTGGTCCGGCGGTGGCTCAGATCGGCCCGGCCGGGTCGCGGGTGGTTCTGGTCGCGCAGCGCGATCCGGCTTACCCGGCCGATCAGGTGTGGGCGCTGGCCGATACCGATAGCCCGGCGCGGGCTGGGGCGACTGCGCTTTTGGTGTGGGGAGGCGAGTGATGTTGGACGGGGTGCGTAAGCCGGATTCGGATCGGGTGCGGATCTGTGAGCATCCGTGGCACAAAACTCAGCCGCCGACGACGTACCGGGAGCGGGTGTGGTTGGGCCGCTATCCGATTGTGGTGGTGTCGGAGTTGGCCGGGAATCGGGGGGCGTCGGTGACGAACAATGCGGAGGCGATTTGGTTTCAGTCTCGGGGCGAGTGGTCGGGGGCGACGGTGATCGAGCATTACGGGCCGGAGTCTTATGACAAGCCGGACGGGCATGTGGAGACGTTCGATTTGCTGTTCGTGGAGGAGGGTGTGGCCCGGTGGCGGGCGCTGACCCCGCTGGTGGAGCTGCTCACCAATGGCCGATAATGACGTTTATCGGGATCTCACCTTTGTTGATCCCATCCGGCAAAGGAAATGCGTTCTGGTGATCCCCCCGGAGGGCCGGGTCTATCCCACCGCCGGCGAGCCGAAGATCGGGATCGCCCACCCGGACTGTGACGAGCTGGCCGACCTGTCGGTAGAGCTGGACGCCTTTTACTGCCCCGCCTGCGGGTGGAACGGCCGCGTTAGCGGCGCCTGGTGTATCGACATGATCGAAAGGAGCAACCGATGAAGGTCCGCCAGTACGTCACCGCCGAGAAGGCAATCGTCGGAGCCGATGGGAGCGGCATCTGGGAGCGTTGGCACTACGGCGGACGCCTCCTGGCCGACCCCGAGGCGACCACTCAGAACGGCAACGGCGGCAGCCTCCGAAACGGGGTCCTAGAACGGCTCACTGAGGCAGCGGCGCGCATCGGCGTCACTCTCTCTCGACGCGAGATTCAGTACCGGCTGCAGGCAGCGCGTACCTACTCGCAGGACTCGCAATTGCGCAATGCCATTGCGCAATTCCCTACCTGGTACGACCTCACTCAGGCTGGTTTTCCGCCCTTCGACGGCGACCCCGACGAGCCACCCGCCGACCATCGGACCAGGGCCGAGCGGGACCATGAGCGCGCCCAGCAGATGATGCTCGCAGTGGGTCAGCAGGGCTCCCTCTTCGAGGACTTCGAGCCCCATGAGGCAACCCTCAAGGATCTCTTCCTATACGCCGACGAGCAGCGGGCGATTACGGAGCGCTTCGTCGCCCAGGATCGCAAACGCCAGAGCTACCTGCGCGACCTAAGCGTCGCGGTCAACTACGACTTGTCGAGAACCTGGCAAGAGGCACACCGCGCCGCCTACGGCGAAGACGTGTCGTGACCTCTGACCAGCCACTCCCTCATAATCCCGCTTATCAGCAACCCGGCCCGGCGACGGACGCCGGGCCGGGTCTAGATCCACAACCTGAAAGGGAGGTTGCAGACCCAATGACCGATTCAACCGTAGAGACCTCGCCCGTAGCCGTCGTCACGGCGTCGGGACTGGAACTTGATCACCGTTACTACCTGGTGGACATGACCCCGGACCTCGCCGCTCTGATCCTCAGCGTGAACCGTCAGAATCGCAAGATCAAGGCGGGCCGTCTGACCATGTACGCCCGCGATATGTCGGCCGGGAAGTGGCGGCTCAGCCCGCAGCCCATCGTGCTAAGCGAGTCGACGCTATGGGACGGACAACACCGACTGAAGGCCGTTATCTCAGCGAAGGTCACCGTCCCGATGATCGTGGTCATCACGACCGACGAAATCTGGCAGGACGTGTTGCAGGTAGTCGATACCGGCGCACCCCGGACCCTGAACGATGTGCTTTACATGCTCGGCGTGGCGAACGCGGCCGTCGTAGCCGCTGCGATCAAGCAGACCCTCATACTGATCTACCACGACGACAACGACGAGCTAGTCCGCGCTCCGGCGAACTGGACCCGCAGCGAACAGGTCGACTTCTGGGAGGACCACAAAGACCTGTTCGGCTACGTAGCCGCCCTAGCTCGTGAACGTGGGACGCGGTTCGCTGTCAGCAAAGAGAAGTGGGCGGGGTTGCACGCTCGGTTGCGCCTACTAGGAAGCCCCGACTACGCCGATCAATTCATGGACCGGCTCATGGAAGTACCCAGCGAAGAGGACGGGTTCGCTACCTTGCGGAGCTACCTACTGCGCCAACAGTCGGAGCTACGAACGCTCTCCGACCACCAGTTCACGCAGATCATGGCGAAGGTCTGGAATGCGTGGATCAGCGGGGAAATCCGCACGGTGAAAATGCTTAAGTACCTACCGGAACAGCGCGTCGGGTTCAACCGACCGCCTGTGTGAATGGTGTTATCCCAAGGTGTCTGACCGCCCTATTCCGGATAACCCCGGATATCGGTTTGTCCCCCCGGAGATACTCCAGTTGCTTCACGACTTGGCCGTGGCCCTCGAAGCCGAACGCGACAGTGGCGGCGCGCCCCGGACGCCAGGAGGTGGAAGTCGGGGACGACGCCGCCGATGTGCGGGCTAGTGGAGGGCCCGGACGATCCAGTAGATCAGCTCGGCCAGGCCGATAGCGGCGGTCCCGATGGCCGCCCAGATAATGAACATGATGGCCCGTTTGTCATGGTTCAAGCTCGGCCGGGAATCGTGGCTGTTCGGGTGGCTGTGGTGGGTCGCTGGAGCGGGTGCCGAGGTAGGTGGCGACCGCCCCGACCGCGGCGCCGAGCGCGGTGGACAGCAGCGTCGATTCTGTTTCGGTGATCGACCCGCTGTGGAGGGCGGCGCCGAGGGCGGTGATGATCAGGGTGGCGGTGACTCCGAAGGCGAGGATGATGGCGGCGTAGTGGCGGGCGTGGCCATTCACTTTCCGGAGCCGTCGCGAGGAAAGAAATAGCGGCGGTAGTCGTCGTTGCCCCACCGGTGGACGGTGACATAGCCGACGCCGCCTGGGCCGTTGCGGGCGGCGATGCCGACGCACGGTTTGCCGGCGGTGCCGAATTTGGCGCCGTTGGATCCGCCCAGGAAGGGGGCGCCGTCGTAGGCGAGTACGGCCCCGTCTGGTTTGACTACCCAGATGCCGTTGGTGGTCGGGTCGGTGGCGACCATGTTGTCCTCCTGTGCGGGCTGGTCGGGTGTGGTGGTGGTTTGGCCGCCGGCGCGGCGCAGGATTTCGGGGCGGGCGTTAAGACGGACGTCGCAGGGGCAGGCGGTCGGGAATCCGCCCTGGCAGCGGTGATAGTTGAGGCCGGGGGTGGTGGCGGTCTCGGACAGGAGGAGTGGTATGCCGTGCGCCTGATGCGCCCAGGCCATGAGTTCGGCGAAGAGGTTTAGCTGGTGTTCGTTGAGCGGGTCGGCGTGGGGTGGGCTAGCGCATCCTTCGGTTTCGACTCCGATGCAGTTGCCGTTGAGTCCTTCGGTGCCGCCATGCCAGGCCCGGTGGGCGGTGTCGACGTGCTGTACCGGCTCGCCGGCTCTGGGGATCCAGAAGTGGGCGGACACCCCCCGGGCGGCGTAGATGGGGGCGGGGTTGCCGTTGCCGGCCTGGTGGTGCAGGGTGACCGCGATGGGGCGCAGGGTGCCGGAGTGTTGGGCGACGGGCTGCCAGACGGCTCGAGGCCAGCGCATCGTTAGTCCTCGTCGGGCAGCTCGGCGTCGGTCAGGTCGGTGTCCTCGCCGTCGTCGCCGTCGGGGCCGCCCATGCCGGTCGTGTCCAGCTCCGGCTCCGGCTCGGGTTCGGGTTGGGTGGGTGTGGTGTCGGTCATGCGGGTGTGATCCCTTCGGGGTAGAGGCTGGCGACGATCGGCCAGTTGGCCTGGGTGAGAGCGAGTAGGTCGTCGTCGGTGATTTTGGTGTGGTCGACGGTGCCATCGCCGTTGTCGGCTTTATCGGCGATGCCGGGCCCGGCCGCGTTGAGGCGGGTGAACGCGGCGGCCGGTCCGCGGTCGTCGCGGCGGATCTGCGCGGAGAGCTGGTCATCGAATTGGGCGGCTTGCTGGATGGCGGCCGCCCGGCTGCGCACCTGAAACCAGTAGTCGGTTTCGAGTTGGGCCTGACTTTGATATGACACGAGTAGTTTCCTTTCTTAGCCGGTGCCGATCAGGTCGAAGGCGAGAAAATTTTGGGCGGCGTTGATGTTGACGCCGGCCACCTGGGCGGCCGCCCACAAGGCGAGAGTGTCGCCCGCCGCGCAGCGGATCGGGAACCCGCCGTAAAGCGGGGCGCCGCTGCTCGCGGTGGGGGCGGTGAAGTATTGGGGGGGCGACACCGGCGCCGCGTTGCGGGCGAATTGCATGCCGAGCCACTGGCCCGCGTTGAGCGGCGACCCGTTGATAAGCGCCTGGCATTGGTAGAACCCGGCGAGCGGGCAGGTGAACAGTCCGGTGGCCGGGTTGTAAAGGCCCAGGGCGTCGTCGTCGCGGGCTTGGGCGGCGACCAGGCCGAGCACGGTGCCGAACACGCCGCCGGTGAAGTGAACCCGGGCGTGGACGCTGCGGGCCACGGCCAGGCCGAACGGGCGGCGATCGACGATGTTGCCGGCAGTGATGGCGGCGGAGCCGCCCGGTATGTAGATCTGGGCGAGGGCGACGGCGCCGGCCGGCACCGCCGGAGGGACGGGCGAGGCGACCGCCACTCCGGTGACCGATGTGAATATGAAGTCATTATTGGCGCCGCCGTCGAGGTCGTTGCCTCTGGCCTGGCAGGTGACCAGGTCGTAGCGGTTGACGCCGGAGGCGGGGGCGGCGGCCAGTACGACTTGTTCGACCGCGTCGGAGGTGCAGAGGACGGAGCCGGTGTTGTTGGGGGTGGGCACCGCGATCTGGCCGGGCGCGACGTTGACGGTCATGCCCGAGGCGACGGTGACAGCGGCTCCGGCGGCGGCCGGTGAAGGCCATAGGGCGCCGATGAGGTCGCGGTCCCAGGCGGCCGAGTACTGGCCGGCTTGCAGCCAGTTGGGCGTGTGTCGGGTCATCGGGTTTACCTCCGGGTGAGGGCGTCGACGTCGCGGTCGGCCCGGGTGAACAGGTCGGCCAGGGTGGACAGGGGCCGGCCCACGGTGAGAGTGACATCCTCGGCGCCGTCGTCGGATATGGCGTATGTGATGCCCAGGACTCTGATGGTGGTGTTGACGTTGAGCCGGCCGGCCAGGACGATCAGCGGCACGGTGTCGCCCAGGTTCGGGTTGCCGTAGCTGTAGGCGCCGGGCCGCATGGTCAGGCTGTAGGACGGGACGAGCAGGCCGGACAGGTTCAAATCGCCGTGGGCTTTCTGGGCCAGTGTGGCCTGGTCGGTGACATCGGCGGCCGAGTCGGTGGCCTGCCACAGACCGACCGAGCCGACCACGCCGGGGGTGGCGTTGTTGTCCCAGGCCTCGGCGGCGAGCTGGGGGACTGACGGGTCGGAGTTGCCGTTGTTGCCGAGTACCCGCTGGTAGTTGGCGTAGTCGGTGGAGGCGACGGTGCGAGTCAGGGCCGACACGGTGGCCCCGTACATGAGGACGATGTCGCTGCGGGTGACGCCCTGGGTCGGGTAGAAGACGCGCAGCGCGTCGACGGTGTCGCTGAAGAGAGGCCGGATGTCGTAGTCGAAACCGCCGATGACTTTGGCCAGGTCGTCCACGCTCTGGCCGATGGCGGTAGACCCGGTGTAGGTGCGGTCGCGGAGCTGGCCGGAGTACTGGCCGCGGATCGTGCCGTCCGGGTTGGTGATCGAGGCCGACACTGCCAGCCAGGAGCCGGGCAGGAAACTGGTCCCGTCTCCGGCGTGGGCGTTGACGGCGAGGGAGAGCAGGTTGGCGACGATGAGGTCCTGGTCGGTTTGGGTGTAGGTGACGGTGCCGGTCAGGTAGCGGCGGCCGATGATCCCGAGAAGGTCGTGGGCTACGAAGTTGATGGTGTAGGCCTGTTCGGACAGGGTGTCCTCGCCGTGGTCGATCACCCCCCGGAACATGGGCCGGTCGGCGCCGATCTGTTCGTCCCACCGCCAGGCGATGACTTCGGTGGCCAGCTCTTGGATGAGGGCGGCCTGTGAGGAGCGGCCGTCGATCGAGAAGGAGAGTTGGGCCGCCGCATTCCATCCTTGCTCGAGGCGGCGGGAGCGAACGTCGGTGAGCACCGCCACAATGGTTTGCTGCCACGGGGTGGGGGTGTAGACCCGCTGGTGCAGCGTGAACCGCCACCGGCCCCGGTCGGACGGCACCGGTGTGGTCATGTGAGGTACCCGTCGTTCCAGGTGGCCTGAACCTGGGAGACTGCGCTGGTCGACTGGCCGCTCATCGACAGGATGGCCGATTGCGGCAGCGGCGGTATGTACGGCCACGACGAGACCGACCAGTCGACCGATGACAGCACCGACTGGGCCGGGTCAGAGTCGCGCCGCACGGTGTGGTTGAGCCCGTCGATGTCGACCCAGTGGCCGGCGTCGACCACGAAGCTTTGGGCAAAGTTGATCTGGCTGGAGGTGCCGTCGGGTTGGAGTTGCAGGCGGACATGCGGGGCGGTGACCGGCCCGTAGATGCGCAGCAGCGGCCGGACGGCCACGTCGCCGGGCGAGGCGATTACCGCGGTGGACGGGGTTGACGACCCGGGCGGGTAAACCCGGTTGAAGGTGAGCGGGTAGGTTCGCCCGATCGGGGTGGACGCCCCCGACCGGGCGGCGACGGTGTGGGCGGCGGGGTCTCTGACGATGGGGTCGGCGGCCACCCATTGCAGCTGTATGTCGCGCTCGAAGGGGCCGACGATCGGCCAGGTGTAGGCGGCGGCGCGCAGGGTGAGGATGCGTTCGGCCGTGCCGGGCCGGTCGAGGATGTAGTGCAGCACCGGGCGGGCGGAAGGGACCATGAACGGGGCGAAAGAGGCGGCCACCTGGTCGACCTGGGCGCCGGCCCCGGCCAGGGCGGTGATGTCGGCGGAGACCACCCGGGAGGCCATCAGGGTGGTGCGGTCGTCTACGCCGTCCATGTCGGGCCGGTTGTTGACCACTTCACGTACCGCCGGGTAGCCCAGGTCGAGCTTGGAGCAGAAATAGCCGAGGGCCCGGTTTTCGAGGTACACGGTGAGCGCTCCGAGGGTGAGCCACGCTTGGCGGATGCACGGCTCGGTCATGTCTGGCCGGTCCGTACCGCCCACGCTGTTTTGCGCATGAGCATTTCCAGGTCGGCGTCGTCGGTGAAGGTGGCGTTTTCGATGTGCACGGCCGGGCCGGCGGCGACGGTGGTGGCACCGCCGCCGGCCGCCGAGCCGCCCGCCGAGGACAGTGACGGGATTGCGGGCATGGCGGCCGCGATGGCCGGCTGCACCGCCCCCGACATCTGGGCGATGCCGTTGATGTAGCCCTGTACGGTGTCGCGGCCCATCTGGGCGAACACCGTCGAGGGCGACCCGATCCCCAACACCGATTTGGCCGCGTTGATGGGGGCGGTGACCACCGATTTGATCTTGTCGGCGACCGCCCCGGCCAGTGATCCGATCCCGTTGAGGAAGCCCTGCACGACGGCCTGGCCGGCGCCGTAGAGCAGGCCGCCGAGGTCGCCGATGGCCCGCAGGATGGCGCCGGGCAGGCCAGCGAAGAACGAGATAACCGAGTTCCATGCGCTCACCACCGCGCCGGCCGCGGACACGATCGGCGACACCAGAATCGAGTACACCGACGCCCAGGTGCCGCGGATCCAGTTCCACACCGCGGCCAGCCCGTTGAGGATCTGATTCCAGTAGTTGACGATCACGTAGACCGCGATGCCGATCGGGCCGGTCAGGATGGCGAGCAGCAGCGGCCAGTTGTGGGCGACCCAGTTGAACACGTCCAAGATGACGGACTTAACCCAGTTGAACGCGGCGACCATGGCGGCCGAGAAGGCCTGCCACATGGTTTGGAACACTCGGGTTTGGGTGGCCAGGTAGATGATCCCGGCGACCAGCGCGGCGACGGCCAGCACTACGAGCATGAGCGGGTTGGCGTCCATGGCCGCGTTCCAAAGCCATTGGGCGACGGTGACCAGCCGCTGCCAGGTGGCCAGCGCCATCAGCTCGATACGGGTGCCCAAGGCGGCGGTTTGCATGGCGGTGAGCGCGGTGGAGGCGATAGACATGACCGCTCCGAGCCCGGTGACCGCGGCGCCGGCCGCGGTGATGGCCGGCCCGAACCGCTGGCCGAACTCGGCGGTGCGGTCCTCGACGGAGGCGCCGAGCGCTTTCATTTTGCCGGTGAAGGTGTCGGCCGCGGCGGACGCCTGCCCGCCGACCACGCCGGCCAGGGCTTGCATGGCGGTCTGGCCGTTCTTGGTCTGGCCGGTGGACTTGTCGATGGTGATGCCGAACTCTTTGAGAAGTTTGGTGTTGCCGTTGTAGACCCGGCCGAGCTGGGTGGCGGCGGTGCCGAGATCCTCGTGTTTGGCGGCGGCGACGTCGGTGGCGGTGGAGAGCAGGTCGAGCGCTTTTTGAGGGTCGTGGGTGGCCTGGGTCAAGATGCGCAGCGCGTCCTGGGTGGACACCGCGGTCTGGCCGAAGTGCTCGTTGTGTTTGATGGCCTCGTCCACCTTGGCCGAGTAGTCGTCGTAGGAGGCGCCGGTCGCCTCGACCGCCTGCTGGAGCTGCTGGTGGGCGGCCTGGTCTTTGGAGCCGAGCGCGGCGAGACCGACGCCGATGCCGGCCATCGCCCCGCCCACCCCGATCATGGCCAGCCCGACGTCTTTGCCGTGCTTGCCGATCTGGTCCAGGGCCTGGTCGATGCCGTCGAGGGCGGCGCCGAACGGTCCGAGCACCCCGGTCTGGTTGAGCGAGCCGAGCACTCCGGAAAACACGGTGTGCATCTTCGAGGCGGCCGACGAGGCGGCCGACCCGGCGTCGGTGGCCGACTTGGCGAACCCGGTGAGGTCGCCGAGGACCCGGACCAGGATCGACGGGCCGGCCATCAGCGGCCCTTGTTGGCGTCGCGGATGACCCGCTCCCGGTAGGTCAGGAACGCCCGGTAGGTCTCGTCATCGAGGGCGTCGACCTCGGCCGGGGTCATTCGCCAGAAGTGGCAGAAGGCGGCGAGGTTGTTGAGGATCCGTCTTTTAAAGGGTCGATGTCCTCCACGATGAATTCGACCTCGACCGCGCCGGCCGCCTCCCACAAGGTGGCCGGGTCGGGCATGTGGCCCATCTGGTTGGCCCGGCGCCACAGGTGGGCGAAAGCCATCACCTGGAACCGGTTGGCCTCGTCCTCGTCGTCCTGTAACAGCTCGGTCATGGCCCGGCCGGTCGCCTTGCGCAGCGATCGCATGGCGTCGGCGGACAGGCGCATGGCGCCCGGCTGGATCTGTACGGGTTCGGTCAGATAGTCGCGTTCAGTCATGCACGCTCCCGGGGTCGGATCCGGTGTTGGTCCACACCAGATCGGAATTCAGGATCTTTTCGAGGGCCGTCGAGTAGCGGTCGGCCGCGACCGAGGCCAGGCCTTGGGCGGCGGGGAACATGTAGCGGCCGGAGGCCATGTACTGCCGTCCGGGCGGGTAGCCGCCGAAATCGACGGCGCCGGCGTAGGGGACGCCGGCTGTGCCCATGCGCACGTTGCCGCCGGTGCGGGTGCCCGAGGTGCGCACCGTGGCGACCAGGGCGCCGGTGTCGACGGGCAGCGACGCCCGCACCCGGGAGGCGACCGGTTCGACCGCGTCTTTGCCGGCGGCCCGGATGGCGGCGTAGAGAGGCCCGGACTGGTCGGTGCACATCTGGTTGATGTCGCGGCGCAGGGCTCGCATGCCGACCACCGCGACGGTCGGCGCGGCCACTACGGCCCGGAGGGTGTGATGTTGC